CGTACTCTGTGGTAATTAACTTAAAGCGCCGGTAGTCAGGCGACTGGCTACCGGCCTTTTTAATGGAGCAACATAATGCCGAAAATAAGTGAGTTTAATAGGTTCTGGAATAATGGTACGGTTGATAAACTAAAAACCGGATTGGCCGTAGCACAATTTGCTATTATTCTTGTGTTAAGCATAGCAGCATTTTTTATAAGAGCAGAATTATCTCAAATACATCATGACAGAGAAACTATAGCAGAGCTAAGAGAATTTATGGCTGAGACTAGAGGTAACAGATTTACTGCTAGTGATGGCTTAAAAGTTTATCAAGAAATTGCCAAAATTAGAGAAGAAATGGCAAAAATGCCTACTGAGGTTCCTCCTCAATGGTTTAAAGACCTTGTAGAAGAAATTAAAAGTCAAGGTGATAGAACTCAAATGTCTGTAGACCAACTGAAAAGTGCAGTATTAAAAAACGGTGTGGAGTTGGGACACTTACAAACAGAAGTAGCAGATTTAAGACGAACCAATGGTACTTAACAAACAAACGACCCTATTATATAGGGAAGCAAAACCTCTGATTCAAGAAGCGGATGTGTTGTTGTTTCGTGGTCGTAGTTTAGTTTCTTATTTCATAGGTAAAGCAGGAGAAACAACTTATTCACATGTTGGTTTAGCATCATGGGTAAATGGTCTACTAGAAGTAGTAGAATTTAAAGAAAATGTGGGTGGAGTGTCATCAAACTTAGAAAAATTAGTTATTAAGAGACCTGGTATCATTGATGTATATAGACCCATTCCTGTATGGTCTAAATGGGAATTTGATTTAGAAACACAAACTACCACTCTAGTAAAAAAGAATTTTGATGGTAAAGCGGTTACCAAAACTATGAGAAAGATGACCGGTTTACCTTATGGTTACCGTCGTGTATGGTGGATGTTAAAGCACAAAATGGTGGGACTAAGATTGTTTTATAGTTCCAAAGACTTAATGGTTGACGATGTACAAGATGTAGTTTATCCGGTATGTAGCAGCACAGCAGCCTATTCGTTTAATTTTAATGGGTTTGATTTGATTCACAATCGTTCTGATGCATGGACAGAGCCAGGTCAAATCGCTGAATCTACCAGACTTTCGTATTTATTTACGCTTTCTCCTTGACAAATCCAATTTTTCACATATAATAAAGGGAAGAGAATAATGTTAACAGACCTTGCAACCAAGGTGGCATTAAAAACTAAGCCGCAACAAGATGAACAACAGGTTTTCATAGACCCTGCTACTATTAGCTTATTTATGACAATTATAAGTCAAATAGTAAATATGATTAAGTATTGTAGAGCTAAGAGAGATGAAACCTTAGATGAATCTGTGACTGTAGCAGTTAGAATGTTCAATAAACCATCAAGAAGAGAAACTAATGCTCTTCGTAGGATGTTAAGACGTAAGATGGGTTGGAGAACCTATTGGAGAGACAACAATAAGACAATGAATGCTTTGCTAGAAACTGGAAAAGAAACCAGTGTTAATGAAGTAACGGAGGTTTGGCACGAAGTATAAATTTTGTAGCGTTTAAGTAGACATTGGTGTATAGTATACTAAAGGAGGGTATATTTATGCCTAAGTGTAAAAAGTGTCACAATAATTTTCCATATCGTGTGAAAATAGATGGAAAAATCAGAATATTAAAAAGTCGTAGTTATTGTTTAGACTGCTCACCTTTCAATTCAAAAGCAGGATACAAACTACGTCGAGAAGTAGCAACAAATAATAGGATTACTACTAAAATATGTCCTATCTGTAGTAAAGAATTTTCTTGGACTAAAAATGATGTTTGTTCAGTATGTAGGAATCGTTATACTAGATATAAAAACAGGTTACGTGCTATTGAGTTCTTAGGAGGACAATGTATACATTGTGGGAATAAAGATATTAGGACATTAACATTTCATCATATTGACTCATCTAATAAATCTTTTAATTTAGCTGCCCATTGGCACGCAATGTCATGGAAAATCCTAGAACAGGAAATACAAAAATGTATGTTGTTGTGCCGTAATTGTCACGCGATAGAACATACTTTAAATATTGATGAGGTGTTGAAATATTATAAGGGTGTGTGATGAAACTGGTATACATGCGACACTTAGAATGTCGTGCCGAAAGGCGTGGGGGTTCGAATCCCCCCTCACCCACTTACTATTTAATCGAAAGGACAAGTATGGATGATTTTCCGTGGGAAATTTTGGCTAAGTCCGAAATGTTTACTAAACATGAAGATGTTTCTCTACCCTCATGGGATGAACAATTCATGGGACATGCACTTTTAGCAGCAAGAAGAAGCCCTGACTCTCAAACTAAAGTTGGGGCTGTTTTAGTAGAACCAGTAGGTAAAACTATTCTTACCACTGGATATAACGGATATGTTAGAGGTGCGCGCGATTATGCCCTACCTAACGTACGCCCTGACAAATATCTTTGGATGATACATGCAGAACATAATGCAATTCTTAATTGCGCTCGATTAGGAAGGGCAACACTAAACAGTGTATGTTATTGCACCCATAGACCATGTAAATATTGTATACAATACCTATATCAATGTGGAATAAAAGAAGTCGTTATCATAGCCGGTGCTCGTACTAACCTTGATAAAGATAACGATATATTCTATAGACAATTTCAATATATTACTTATGGAAATGGACCAAAAATCCGAGAAATCAAAGTTCCCGATAGTTTACTAACTGTCATCAACGGTGTATAATACATATGTCGGAGTATAAATCAATGAATCCTTAACGATGGAGTTCAAAGTGTCATTCCTTCCATTGATGGAGTTCACGTTCTCATTCCATCGTTTTTACTACGGTTCGTTAAAGCGACACCTCTTCGACTTATCTAGGTGTGTTCTTTCAATAGGTTTAATTATAATTTAATTGCAATCAATAAAAACAAACAATTCAAAGAACACCGTCACACAAATACTCTGCGTAAGAGTAATTAATTCACAGTGTCGCTTAAAAATCACAAACCCGTCCACCATGGGCGGGTTTTTCTTCATTACATTGGACAAAGGAAACACACATGTCTCAACTAGATATTGGTAGTGGGCAGGAAGAGGTTGGTAGTGACTTTGAATTAGTAGTACAAATTCGTGACTATAAAGGTGACCCAACAGGTAGGACTAAGTCTTTAAAGCACCACGATGGCGCAAAGATTGCTGATTTTTGGCAAAAAATGGTTGGTAAGCCCAAAAGAAAGAAACATCATAGAGCAAGGAAGAACGAACAATTACCCACCAACAAAGAAGCCGAGAAAATTCTCAAACAAATCAACAAGGAGTAACCAATTAAGTGTCAGCTTTACCAGAATTAATGAATTATACTCTTGTATCTAAATATGCCAGATGGATTGCCAAAGAGAAGCGCAGAGAGACTTGGAAAGAAGCAGTATATCGAGTGCGCGATATGATGTTGGAATTTTACAACGATAAAGGTATAGATGAAGAGATAAACTGGGCATACGACATGATGCTCAAGAAGAAAGTGTTAGGGTCACAGAGAGCATTACAATTTGGGGGCACACCAGCACTAAAAAAGAACGCTAGAATATATAATTGTGTGAGTTCCTATTGTGATAGACCACGATTTTTCCAAGAATGTTTTTGGTTATTATTATGTGGTTGTGGGACTGGATTTTCAGTACAAAAACAACACGTAGATAGACTCCCTGGTTTTAGGCGCGAAATTCTCTCTCATCAGGAAACATTTGTTGTTCCCGATACCATTGAGGGTTGGGCTGACACCATTGGGGTGTTATTAAGTAATCACCTAGATGTAGTTATAGACCCTGCTTACGAAAAATATGCTAAATGTGGCGAAGTTGTTTTTGATTATTCTCAAATTAGACCTGCTGGTTCTTTTCTAAGTTCAGGTGTTGGCAAAGCGCCGGGGCCAAACGGGTTAAGAAGTGCTATTATACGTATTGATGCTCTATTAAGACGTTGTCGTTACCAAGAAGGTAGAAAAAGATTACGCCCTATAGACTGCTATGATATTGTTATGCATATATCCGATGCAGTTTTAAGTGGTGGTGTTAGGAGATGTATAGCACAAGATGAAAAGGTTTTAATCAAAGAACAAGGATATAAAGATATACAAGATGTAACCATTGGAGATTATGTATCAACACCTAATGGATGGAAAAGGGTAATTAACACTTTTAGTCAAGGTAAACAAAATTGTGTTACAATAAAACATCAAAATGGAACTATAAAATGTACCCCAAATCATAGAGTAGCTGTGTTAAACAGTTATGATGGTCAATTTACTTGGAAATATGCTAAAAACTTAACAGATGACGATTACCTATATAGTATTCGTCGTGCTGATAACCACAATAACACAACACGACTACCAAGTTTTAAGTATATAAAACCAGCCCGTTCAACTACATGTAAAAATATTGTTATACCACCATTAGATGAAAAAATGGCATGGTTTTTAGGAATATTTCATGGAGATGGCTATGTTAAGTTAACCCATAACAGTGGGGCTTTGTCTGTAGCTGTTGCTGAGGAACACAAACAACAAGCAGTTGATGTAGCCCAACAATTGACAAGATTTGGTGTAAATGTAACCGTTCAACACAGACCACACGAAGACCATTATTATAGGGTTAGAGTAAAAAGTAAGCAATTAGCTACCTACTTTCATACACATATCAAACAACCTAATACACCTATTAATATACCAGATTTTGTTAAAAAGGCTTCTGTAAACATAAGAATGGCATATATTCAAGGTGTAGTAGATGCAGATGGTTCGGTAAAAGTTAAACCCTTCTGTGTAACATGTACTATTTATGAAGACTTTGCTAAACAATTACAATCTTTATTATTAAGCTGTGGTATTATCAGTAGGATACAATTAAAAGCTGTATCTACATGGAAATGTAATCAAGGTAAACCAAATTGGAAAGACCAATACCATGTGAGTATTCTAAACAAACTAGACCTACAACAGTATATCGAGTTTGTATCTAAATATAGATTTGCAACTAAAATACCTAGAATAACCCACGATAAAAAAACATCAAATTGTTTTCCGGCTAAATGGTTTTCTAAGCCGTATCCAAAAGGGCTGAGACATTCTTGGTCTACAAATAACAAAAGAATGACTGGTTGGGTAGCCGATAAATATTATCATAATCAACACATAGTTCCTATTCGTGTTTTAAGCATTGAGCAAAATAATGCTATTGACACGTATGATATCGAGGTAGAACAAGAAAGCTGTTTTTTATGTAATGGAATATTAGTTCATAATTCATCCACAATATGTTTGTTTTCGGCCGACGACCATGAGATGATGACTGCCAAAACGGGCAACTGGAAAGAAGAAAATGGGCAGCGAGCACGCTCAAATAATTCTGTTATGTTATTACGTAACAAGACAACCAAGGAAGAATTCTTAGCTATATTAGAACATGTTAAAGAACATGGTGAGCCCGGTTTCATTTGGACCGACGATTTAGAAATGTTGATAAATCCATGTGCTGAAATTGGCATGTGGGCATATTACATTGTTGACCAAGCGAAATATGACAAGTATATGGAGACATATGATGGAATGGGATATAAAGCGCTACCAACCGAAATGGGTCTTGAATCTGGATGGCAGGGATGTAACCTTTCGACCATCAATTGCGCAACTATCAAGGATATCGCAGACTTTAATGAGAGAGGTAGAGCGGCAGCTATTATCGGTACTCTCCAAGCAGGATTTACCAGGCTTGAGTACCTCACATCCTGGTCCCAAGCAATATTCCAGCGGGAAGCTCTACTCGGCGTATCTATGACCGGAGCTATGGAAAATTTTGACATAGTACTTAATCCTACTAATCAACGTACGGTTGCTAAAACCATAGTTGATACTAATAAAGCATTTGCTAAGATAATTGGAGTTAATCAAGCTGCCCGTACTACTTGTATGAAACCAGAGGGCACATCATCGTGTCTATTAGGTACATCATCCAGCTTACACCCCCACCATTCAAAAAGATACTTACGTATTTTACAAGCTAATAGAGCTGAGAATCCTTACCAACATTTTAGAGCTACCAACCAACAAGCCTGCACTCGTTCAGTATGGTCGGCTAACGATACTGATGATATTATCATCTTTCCTATTGAAGTACCTGATGGTGCCAAAACTAAGAACCAAATGCCCGCCTTGGCATTACTAGACATTGTTAAAAGCACACAGGGTAACTGGGTTAATTCCGGTAAAAACAAAAAACTATGTACACAATCGTGGCTCAGTCATAATGTATCAAATACTATCACTGTTACCCCAACTGAATGGGTCGAAGTAGCTGATTTTATCTACAAAAACAAACGGTATTTTTGTGGTGTTGCCTTATTGCCTCAGAGTGGCGACAAAGATTATGCCCAAGCTCCATTTACTGCGGTGTATACAGCAAGAGAGATTGTAAGAGAATATGGAGATGCTGCCTTATGGACCTCCGGTTTGATAGAAATAGCGTTAGATGCCTGTGATAACCTATGGAAAGCATGTGATATTACACTATATGATAAGCTCAATACTAAGATTAGTACTAATGGAGGTGGAGACTCTGCCTTTTGGATGAAAATTGCCAAACAGTGTGCTATGGTGGAGAAAATGAACAAGTTTGCCATTAAGTATTTTGATGGTGACCTAAAAAGACTAACATATTGTATGAAAGATGTATACAATTGGAAGTTATATTGCGACCTAGTAGATAGTATTAAACCTGTAGATTATACAACCATGATTGAAGAACAAGACGAAACTCAGCCAGAGCAAGAAATTGCCTGTGCTGGAGGGGCCTGTATTTTAGTATAAGGAAACACCATGATGCCGCCTAGACCACTAAAGCCAAAGCGTAAACCAATCAGTAATGATTTAACATTGAAAAAATACCACCTTACTGGTAAAACTAATAATCAAAAACATTACATCAAAACAATTAATCAACATGGTATAACATTTTGTGTTGGACCCGCCGGTACTGGTAAAACTCACATTGCTGTTGCCTCCGCTATTATACGATTAGCTAAAAAACAATGCGACAGAATCATTATAACTAGGCCATTTGTTCAGGCAGGAGAAAACACAGGCTTTTTACCTGGTGATATACAACAAAAATCCGACCCATACATGAGACCTATCTATGATGAGTTAAATGTATACTGTAGCTTAGCTGATATTCAAAGAATGTTAAATGGTAATCAAATAGAGGTACTTCCATTTGCCTACATGAGAGGGCGCAGTTTACACAACAGCTTTATTATAGCTGATGAATGTCAGAATGCTACATTTGAACAAATTACTATGTTGCTAACCAGAATAGGTAACAATAGTACCATGGTACTTACTGGTGATATATCACAAACAGATTTGGAAGCCCATCGTTCGGGCGGACTTGAAAAATATATGCGTATTTTGAATGGTGTGGGCGAGGTTGGCCTTGTAGAGCTAACCAATGAGGATATTATTAGAAGCCCACTTGTTGAGGTAATTGTTAAAGCCGTGGAGGACTATAATGTCAAAGAAAAAGAGGAAGCAAAAGCAGATAGAGACAAAGCAGCGGACTAAACCAGTTGAGCAACACTGTGACAGTAAAAAGCCTCAACATCGTAAGGCATTAGTTTTAAACGCTGATTATACTCCATTAGGATTAATCGGTTGGCAGCGTGGTATTGTTTTGTCAATGATGAATCAGGATAATCCTGCAAATGGATTAGAGGTCATTGATTTTTATAAGGACGACTTCATTCAGGGTAGTACCAGGAAATATCCTATGCCCGCCGTAGTTAGATGTCCAAAATATATCAGACAAAACCGCAACAAAATTCCATTTTCCCGCAAGAATGTATTTATCAGGGACCAGTTAACCTGTCAATACTGTGGTAAACTAGAACATACCTCTGAGTTAACCTATGACCATGTTATTCCTAGGGCTGTATGGAAAAGGAATCACTATAAAGGAACGCCAACCAACTGGACCAACATTGTAACATGTTGTATCTTGTGTAACCGTAAAAAGGCTGATAGAACACCCAAACAAGCAGGCATGAAGTTACTTAGACCTGTTAAGGAACTTAATCCCGCCCAGTTTATTTTAGGCATATCTCCTTGGATGCAAATTCCAGAAGAATGGGTGCCATATCTTACACCTATTTACAAACACTTACTTAATAGGAATAAATCATGAACGAACGTAGAAACTTTTTCAAACTAGCCGCCCTTGGTTGTTTAACTATCTTAGGGGTAGATAAAACCAAGGTTATAGCTAAACCTATGAAAATGAATGATACAAAACGACATCCATTAAACATAGATTCTATTCGTCGTAGTGGTGATTATTCACATTGTGTAACCGGTATAGATGAACCATTTATACAAAGTACTTAGTAGAAAATTTACAAGAAACTCCCTATTTGATGCCGAAGGATTACTTTTTGGCATAGAAAGTGGTGTATAGTATAATGCCCACATATATTTTCCTATGTGACCCAGACGATAATGGATGCGGTCATCAATTCGAGATAAAAGCCTCAATGAATGAGGTATCCCAACTAAAACCTACCTGTTCTTCCTGCAAAAAGCGTAAACCTGTACGTAGAAATTATGTAGCTGAAAACTGTAATGTAGTTGATATTACACCTAAAACTGTAGGTTCTATGGCTAATAAAAATGCAAACAAGCTTAGCGCAGATGAAAAAGCAAGTATCCATCGTGAAAACAATGCATATAAAAACAAACCACTGGAAATACCTCTTGGTCCTGGCATGGAACAGGTTAAGAGGGATAGTCAGGGTCATATTCAAGTCAGCGAAAAACAATCTCGTATAGATAAAAGGAAAAATAATGAGTGAACCAAACATTCCTCATCAATCTGTGATTTGTGTTACAATTTATTATGAGCTTTGTGAGAAACAACCAGATGGTAAGGTGGGCACAAGGGTAAAAGATAAACATCATGAGAGTATACCTTTTACTATATGTGGTGATAGCTTAACTGAGTGTCAAGAAGCCACCAAACAATTTTTAACTAACCTAAAGGAACGAATTCATGCAAAAGGTAAACAGACATAGAGTACGTCCAAAAGATATGTTCAACTCTATGCACACTACTAAACACCAAAGCGCAGTACAGAGTAATAAGCAACACATTGGTGATGAAGAACGAACTGTTGTCGTATTTACAATGAGAGGCAAAGAGGATTTTTTTGAAACCGTAGAGATTTTCGGTAACACCCCTCTACCTATGCTAGACGACGTAGAATTTGATAATGGTAACGTAGAAGAAGCGGAAAATCGCTCAGAAGCGTTGGCAAAAATGGTAACTAGGGTAGGTACAGCAACTAAATACTATGTTAAGGTCGGTCCCGACTCTAGATTTTTTAATCCTATTGGCTTAACCGAAGGACAACATGGTAAACATAATGCCGGAGAACGGGTTATGAAATTTGCCCCAGTAAACAAAAGGGCATTTGCATTATATATTCAATTTTTAACCACAAAAAATAAAGCTTCTTTGTACGAAGCTGAAAGAGAGATGGCATAATGGCAACGGGTAAACTAAGTAACACAGAAAAATTCGCAATTAAGGGAATGCTAACTGATGGCAAGACTGTTGAAGAAATTGCTGTAGAATTGGGTAGAACAGCACTTACAGTTTCTAAATATGCTAGCGAAGAATTAGATAGTATTATCAACACTATCGTTGCTACACGTCTCAAGGCTGAAGAAACTGCCAGTGATGAAGAACCCGCATTCAAGGCCGAAATCAACAAAGAAACCAGAATACAAACCATGCATAAGTTAAAGGGTGCAGGTTTGGACAAGACAGAAGCCAAAGAAATTATTGAGCGTGTCTTGCGCAAGCTCGATTTTCATCCAGATAATGGAACCCAACTTTATGCATTATGTATTCGTAGTTTAAATGCTAAGGATTTGATGGTAACCCGTGCCGCTGGTGGTCGTGGTGGAGTAGCAGCAATGACTCAAGCTGCATCTGAAAGAATTGATGAATCTAAGAAACGTTCATCTAATAAACCATCTCGTAAAATCAGGGACCATGTATGGAAGCCCAAAGAGGGAGAAATGATGTAATGGGAAAGCAAACTGATAAGAGTAGATATCAGTCGCTTTATTCACCAGAAAAATTTGTAACTGCCGCACAATATATTATTGAGCGTGTGTGTGAAAGAAAGGCTGCCAATCTAAAAGTAGACCTTCCAATTAAGTTTTGGAATCTACCAGAGTGGCAGCTCTTTTTTAAATCACAACTGAGAAAGTGCCATACGTTACTAAAAAAGTATCATGAAAAAGCTATCATTAGAGCGTTACAAGATAAAGAAGCTAGTCGTATCTATTCTTTACACGCACCCTGGTTGATACCGGTGATTGAGCGATATAACAAGATTGTTTTAGCCGAATTGCAAAATCTGCAAAAAATTACAACACAGCCAGTGGAAAAACCCGCCACAATATCACAAATACGACAACGCAGGGTACGTAGTACTCCCCTTGGTAAGCTGAAAGATTTAGATAACGAGGTTTAAATGGCTAAAGAAAAAAAAGACCAACAAATTAAGTTGACACCTGATACTGTTGATAAACACTTGAGAAAAAAGTTTGGAGATGATGTATTCGTCAGCGGTAAAACAATTATTGACACCCCTAGAATGATTATTCCTATCAGTCCTACACTAGACCTTGCTACTGGTGGTGGTATACAAGAAGGTGGCATGGTAGTTGTTACAGGACCACCCAAGGTAGGTAAAACTAGTATGTGTTTGCACTTTGGTGGAACAGCACAAAGATTAGAATATAAATCATCTCTAACTGACAAAAAAGTAGGGCGTAAAGTATACTTTTTTAACGTAGAGGGACGCATTAAAGCAAGAGACTTAGCTGGTATACCACATCTATTAACAGACGAAAATCACCTACAGGTTATTAAGTCTAGACCGGGCAAAATCTTAAATGCAGAAGATTATTTGGAAATTTTAGAAGCATATATTCATACTAAGCCTGGTGCAATATTCATAGTAGACTCTATATCACAACTATGTAGTTCTGGTAGAATGAATGCTAATATAGGTGATAGAATCCGTGATGACGTACCGCTTATGCTATCTAATTTAACTAAAAGATTAAGTAATGTACTTCCTATCAATAATTCTATACTCATGTGTATCACACACCTGTATGCTAACCAAACACCTGGTAGTATGAAAAAATGGCAAGAGTCTTCTGGACAAAAAGTTCAATATGCTAGAGAGGTAAAGTTAAGAGCTACGCATTCTACCCCATTCATGGATGGTGAAGCACAGGTGGGTCAAATAGTACACTGGGTCTGTGATAGCTCTAGTGTAGGACCGCCTGGAGGTAAGGCAGACTCCTTATTGCGTTATGGGTATGGCTTAGATAAAGAATATGAAATACTGCAAATTGGCAAAGACCTCGGTTTAGTAGAGGTGGGTGGTTCTTGGTATACTATTGGTGACAAAAAAATTCAAGGTGCTGAGAAAGCATCTACATATTTGAGAGAAAATCCCGATGTTTACGATGACTTACATACTAAGTTTAGAGAAATGATGAGGTTAAGTAATGTTTGTTAGATATGTGGAAGCAAAAACACAGGTCCAACACGCTTGGAAACCCACTGGTGCAGACATTCAAATAGATAGTAGTAATAAAAGTAGCCTACATGTTCGTACTAGAAAACTACTTCAAAGAATGTTTCCTACTGTATCTACCTTAGAAGAAGTTTCCTTTTCCCCAGTTCAATTTAAGACATTGTATTTAGATTTTTACATCCCTGTCCTTCACTGCGCTGTTGAGGTACACGGTGAACAACACTACAAGTTTGTACCACATTATCATGGAACAATGTTAAAGTTTATGCAAGCTCGTAAAAATGACAACATGAAGAAAGACTGGTGTATTTTGAATAACATTATCTTCATTGAGTTACCATTTAATGAAACAGACAAAGAGTGGGAGCGTCGTATTAATGGCCAATAGTATCACAGCAGAAGAACGCATTAAAGCTGTTCAACAAAAATTGGATGAATACGAAGGGCGTTGTGGGTTGCCACCAGCCATGGCACCAGGCACAGATATTGAATTAAATGGCTATTTAACTATGGATAAGATTTCGATACTTTCATTATCTGTAGAAGACTGTGCTGCTATAGCATATCGCTTGGCACAATTTTCGTTTTACATTACAAGATTATACAATACAGAGCGTAGTAATCAACTGTGGGCTGAAGCCATTCTAAGAGAATTGCTTGCTGATGTTAAAGACAACTATGGTCAATATACTAAACATGAGTTAAAGTTTGCACTACTTGCAAAAGAAAATGCTTTCGCCCAAAAAGTTCACGACATGGTAAAACATGCTAATCATAGAATACAACGACTTACAGGATTATCTGAAGGTATCAACTTTTTGTCTAAAGTATTAATGGATGTACGTCGCTCGAAATACACAAAGGAAACATCTTATGGGTAAACCATCAGTAACAGATATCTTAAATGGCCTGTCAGAAGATGACTTAGGAGAAGTTCTAGAACTTATTCAACGCAAAGCCAAGGGTGAAAAAAAGCGTAAACAACAGCGCAAAAGCAAACTTATCCTCCCTGATGATGAGGAAGTAGTTACACCATCCAGACAGGGTAGAAAAACATCTAGAAGTCGCCGTCCTAGAAGACCTGAGTTCGATATACAAGAACATAGACGAGAGCGCTCTAGTGGTCGCCCATCTGGTAGACAAACAAGAAATGAGAGCCTTCAAACTGGACCTAGAGAAAACCAATTTAATCAGATGTCCGAAAAACACTCTTATAAAAGCGATACTGAAATAGACAAAAAATTAATAGGTGGTAATCAACCTACACAGCGTAGAGACAAGGTCAAATACATTGAAGTAGAATGTAGTCGTTGTAAATATTGGTATGACGTATTACCAAATGAAGTATATAGAGACGGTAATGGCATACTACAATATATCTGTGATGATTGTGAGGGGAGAACGCGTAGATGAAGGTACTATCAGATGCACCCGCTGAAAGAGCTGTACTAGCCGGCATTTGTCGTTATGGTTCAGACTCATACTTAGATGTAGTTGACATTTTGTCTTCTACTACGTTTACTATAGCAGAAAATCAGGCTATATATGATTGTGTACACCATGTTCTTGAACAGAATGATGGGGCTACAATAGATGTTCCAATCATTCAATCCGCTGCTATTGAACTGGGCATTGGACACCTATTTGAAACAAGACAACAAGCCCAACACCTACAAGCCATCTTTAATTTTCCGGTATCTCAAAAGAATGTTAGAAGGTTTGCAGCTAAGATTCGTAAATTAGAAATCGCCAGACTACTAGGTACTCAGCTCGACGACGCCAAGGGCAAGCTAACCAATCTAAGTGGTGATGAAACAGTAACTCATATATTAGGAATTGCAGAAGATGCTATATTCGACTTTACATCGTTGTTGCACGACTCTCAAGATAACGAACCAACTCTTTTGGGAGATGGTCTGCTTGAGTATATTACTTATCTTGGAGAAAATCCAGTTGACAGTATTGGTATTGCTACTGGGTTCCCAGAATACGACAGTGCTATAGGTGGGGGTTTGCGCCCCGGTACGGTTAATGTGATTGCAGCTAGGCCCAAAACGGGGAAAACATTACTCTCAGACAACATGGGCTATTATATAGCTGATACTACTGGAATTCCAGTGTTCAACATGGATACTGAAATGCGTAAAGAGGACCACCAGCATCGTACCCTGGCTATGATAACAGATTGCTACATCTACGACATTGAAACTGGACAATATGCTTTAAAACCAGACACAAAAGAAAAAGTATTAAGTGCAGCTAAAAAAATAGAGCAGGAAAAAGTACCATATTACCACTTATCCATAGCTGGTATGCCATTTGAGGAACAAGTAGCTATTATGAGGCGCTGGTTGGTCAAAAATGTGGGACTTGACGATGACGGTAAGGCTAAGCCGTGTGTAATAGTATATGACTATTTAAAGTTAATGACTCAAGAGGGTATTAGTAACGATATGAAAGAGTATCAATTATTGGGCTTTTTGATGACTTCGCTTCATAACTTTGCTATGCGCTATCAACTACCATTTCTTACCTTTATGCAAACTAACAGAGATGGTATCAATAAAGAGTCTACTGATACGGCCAGTGGGTCTGATAGAATCATTTGGTTATGTTCCAACTTTACTATTTTCAAACGTAAGTCAGACGAAGAAATAGCAGAAGATGGTCAGGACGCTGGTAATCGTAAGTTGGTGCCAGTGGTGTCTCGTCACGGTGCAGATTTTCAAAGTGGAGACTATATCAATTGTCATATGGTTGGTGAATGTGCTAAGATTACTGAGGGGCAGCGTAAGGTTGTGTGGATGATTGAACAGGCTAAGGAAAAGACAGGATTCCCCACTACTCAGGACAATGAAGGCAATGATATCCCATTCCAATAAACAATGGACACAGGCCAAGTTAAACCTACTATCACAATCTATTAGTGACAATTTTGACAAGGTGGTCCATTATTTTAACCTAGATATGCGCCAAACATCTAAGATGTACATAGGTAGATGTCCTATACACGATGGAGATAATGTTGATGCGCTCAATTTTTATCACTCGGGCCATACACACAGGGGTAACTGGTGCTGTAACACAAGAGCATGTGAAGTAATATTTCAACCCTCGGCCCTTGGTTTCGTGAGGGGATTATTATCTAAGGTAGAGTATGAATGGGTACAAAAGGGAGACAAAGTATGTGGCTTTATGGACACAATCAATTGGTGTATGAAGTTTCTGAATGTAAATTATGATAATTTACTAGTAAATT